TGTACAATAAAATGAATTTTGTCGCTTTGCAAGCAAAATCCCACTAAACCCTATAGGTTGCGGATTTGAGGATATATTTGTGTCAATAAGAAAAGACTTATAATATTAATAATCAAGCACTTAATATTTTTGCCACAATTGCCACAAATGAATTGCCCAAAAATGGGTTCCTTGATTTTTAATTGCAACTTTTTCCCTAAAAACAAGGATTTTTAGCGAAAAGCAGATAACTTTTCCTAGAAACGCATGATTATATCGATTATTTTTCCTAATTTTGCGGTGTTTTTAAAAATCAAAATATGAGTAAATTCGTAGTTTATGTACAGGTAGAGCCATACTTGAAGCAATGGCTCACCCATTCTTTCGGCGATCCCGTGGAATTCCCGTCCTGCAGCAACGAGAATGCTGTTCTGCGCCGGTTCCTCGCGAAGCGCCCAGTCAATAACCAACCTGAGCAACCTGGAGAGCGAGATGTTGCAATTAGCATACCTTACTCCAAGTCTAAAAGCCCAGAAACATACAACTTCCTTAACGGTCATGCCAAGCAGGCACTCACCGAAAGCATCAACGATCTCTTCCGCATAAACATGTGGAGTGACCTCGGCGACCTCAATGACATGTCGTGCAAGAAGATGTCTGCATTCAGGTCCTGGTGTGAACAGCAGGGTATTGATATTGAGTATGCAGAGACCATCCGCATGAAATGGTATCGCATGCGCAAGGCCTATCAGGAGAAGGGCATCAATCTTTTCAATCTTAAAAGATGCAAAAAAGACGATTTTTCATGAAAAAATCTCATCTACTCTAGCCCTGTTTCTGTTCAGCACCGAACAGGTGCGAACAGATGCGAACAGACGCGAAATTTTAACAGCTTATGAAAAGACTTAGTTATATCTGCTGCGTGCAGCGCATTCCTGTCAGCAAGTTGCCTTTCGATACACTTCTAGGCAATCTCACTTTTGACATTCCCGAGAGTTATGATTGGCCGGTCGTTAAGTGTCAGAAGCCTGCCAAACTCGAAATAACCGACAAAATAGAGGATGGTGTGCGTTTCTATACCCATAAACTCACCTTCCGTACATGCCGCGAAGACCTGGACATGAAGGACAACTATGCCTATCTGGTCACCACCATCGAGGGCAAACGCTATCTCATTGGCAACAAGGAGCGGCCATATCCTATTATTAATATGTCTGATGTCCACCCTGATTCCCTTGGTACTTCTGCCATGATCGAATACACGGTTCTGTGGGGGAACACCAGAAAAGCACCGTTGATAGCCTGATTTACGTATTTTTCCGTTGGCAATTGCCATATTATCTTTGCATCAAAAAAGATAAGCGCATGAAATACGGAATGATGATATGCGGTACCATCGGAGCCGGCTACGACTGGTGGTCGGGCACCTATGGTACACGTTCCAAGGATGTCAAGGCCTACCTTGACGCTCATCCGGACGAGGAGGTGGATATCGCCGTCTCCTCGCCGGGTGGTTATGTTGATGAAGGCTTGACCATCTATCAACTTATCAAGGACCATGGACATGTCAACGTCCACATTATGGGCATGACCGCTTCCATCGCTACAGTCTTGTGCATGGGTGCCAAGCATGTTGACATGTCAGTCGGCAGCACGATGCTCATTCACAATGCCTCCACGGGAGTTGCTGTCTGGGAGTCAGCTAACAAGCAGAAACTTGATGAACTCATCAAGCAGTGGCAGAAGCAGCGTGATGACCTCGACACCATAGACAAGGTGATCGCTTCCGTCTATGCCAAACGCTCAGGCAAGACCAGCGAAGAGATGCTGAAGCAGATGGGCAAGGAAAATTGGTTGAGTCCGGAGCAAGCTTTAGAGTTGGGCCTCGTAGATGAGATTAGAGACCTTGATGACGAAGACAAGAAGCGTCAGACCAATCTCTCCAAGCGCTTCACCAATGCTTTCTGCTCCAACTTGGGTTTGCCGCCATTGCCTGGAGCAACCGCTGATGAGCCCTCTAAAACATTTCTCGAGAAGGTAGCCGCCTCACTCAGGGATATGTTCAAGAATAATACACAAATTTCTAACATGAAGAAAAAATTCCTCAACCTTCAGACCATCCTTGACCGCAAGGATGATTTCGAGGTTACCGATGAGAAGATTACTCTCACCGATGCAGAGATGCAGAAAATCGAGGATGCTCTTGCCCAGAAACAGAAGGACTTGGATGACAAGTCCGCTGAGCTCGACAAAGCTAGCCAGGAGGTCAAGGACCTGAAGGCGAAGGTAGAGCAGAAGGACAAGGATATCCAGGACAAGGATAAGGAGATCAAAAATCTCAAGGGCGCACCGGGTTCTGATACCCATGATGACGTCACACCAGAGGTTGACAACGTTGACGCTGGTGAAATTTTCAAAGCTTTGAAGCAGATCAATTAAAATGGCAGCTTTAGACAATACAATTCTGATTACTCCTGATTCTCTGAAGACCAGCTTCGCGAAGTACCGCAAGGACATCATTCAGATGCCGGTACGCGCTCTTGACGAGGCTGCAAAATTCATGAGTCGACGCGTTGGCGTTCGTGGCAAGGAGACTGTCGGAGAGCTCGCAGGCGACATGGAGCTCGGGCCATACTCTCTTACTCGCAAGGATGAGAATGGCGTTACCATTACAGGACGTACCTTGGAGACATTCCTTGGTTCATGCGTCAAGCCTTTTGAACCAAATGCTGTTCGTGAGTCTATCTGGGGCTCCAATGTTTTCCAGGGGGAAGCACTTAAGAACCAGCCTATCACCAAGCTGATTGGCATGTTCCTGGCAGGCAAGATTGGTGAGGCACTCTTCAAGAACCTCTTCACCATGAAGCGAAACCCTGCAGGCTCAGGTACCGCAGATCTCGCTGATGGTTTCAAGACCATCTCCGATGCAGACATCAAGGCAAAGGCGATTTCTGTCGAAAAGGGCAACCTCTTCAATACAACCGCGATGACTGGTGTCAACGCTGTCGATGCAGTCGAGGCATTCTATGATGCTGCCGATGCTAAACTGCAGGGCATCAATACATGCATGTTCATGAACAGCCATGAACTCACGCTCTACCGCCGCTGTTATCGAGACAAGTACGGCACGGTCAACTGGAACAATGAGTTCAACCACAACAAGATGGATGGTGCAAGCAACTGCACCCTCGTGGGTCTTGACAACGTACCTGCGGGTTACAAGATCATCACTCCTGGCAGCAACATGCTCATCGGTTTGGCTACCGAGGGCGACAAGGCGAACTTTGGTGTAGAGAGTTCTCTTGACTCTCACTTCCTGGTTGACTTCGTGGCAACCATGTACTTCGGTACTCAGTTCGAGTCGATCTCCAAGGAACGCGTCCTCTTCGGTTACGACACTATCCCTTCTGAGTAAGGGATAGCTGTCTATGGTTATACATTATATTATATATATATGGCAACAAAGAAAACATGTGCCTCAACCACAGACCTTTATGAGGATGTGTTGAAGTGTCCTGGAGAGAAGCGACTGCCTGGTACCAGAGCCTACGGCTTCTTTATTCCACGTCGTTACATCACCAAGTTTGCAGAGCCACAGAAGGAGACTGCAGCCTCACTCAAGGACTATCTCGTCATCAAGGATAACCACACCATTCAGGCAGACAAGACCTGGATTAAGATTGCCTTCATCACAGACAAGAGTTCCTTCTCGCCAGAGGCGCAGGGTGAGCATGGCTGCAAGACCATGAACCTCAAGGCAACAGCCGTCCTCCCAGGTACAGAGGAGGAAGCGTCTGCACTCGCTTCTCTGCTTCTCAATGAAGATGGTATCTTCATGATTCCTGAGCGCAACGGCAAGCTTCGTCAGTTCGGTGACGAGACCTTCGAGGTCGACGTGACACCTTCTCAGTCTTCTGGTGCAGGCATTGCAGACGAGACCAACACCACGCTGGAAATCTCTGTCAACTGCGAGACCATGCCTCCATTCTATTATGGTACCCTCACAACTGCTGAAGGAACCATCAGCGGCAAGGATTGCAAGCCAGTGGGGGTATCTAGTGGTACAGACAGCCATTAACTAGGGATTCGATTTTCCTACATAACTACTATCAGTGGCGGGGCGATGCTTACATGAGCTCGCCTCGCCATTTTAATTTTCTATTTATTATGAATGATCCGAAATTCACAGAAAAGTTGAAGAAGTGGTTTGATAGCGAGCATACCGATGCCAACATCAGGGAGGGAGCGCTTCTCCTCCTTCAGATGAATAACAACCGCCACCTCTACCAACTCATCAACTTCGACCCACAGGGCAAACTCGAGTTGCTCAAATATGAGCTGCAGAAGCATCTCAACTATCGCATCGAAGGCATGACCATCGATGATGTCCGCAACTATGACAAGGCAGTCACGCCAGTTCTTCAGACTGCGATTGACAAGACCTCAGAAGCAGACCAGATTGCAAAGCAGTTGGCACCTCATCTTCCGGTCGTGGAGTCTGAAAACCTCGATTCCATCGTGCCTTCAGCCATCGTAGCCAAGGGCAAACGAGCAGACCATGACCAGTTGCCTGACAACATCCAGGCTATCTGGGAAAACAACTGCGATCTTTGGAAAAAAATCAAGGAACACTTTGAGGCTTGCAAAGCTTACGACATGTCATGTGACAGATACGAGGGCTTGCATGCTGCAGACGAGGACTTCAAGCGCATGCTCCTTACGCTCAAGGAGGAGTACTATGCATACAAGCAGGCCATGGACGTCTACGACCATGCCCAGCCGGGTGATGCCGAGGAGAAGCAAGCGGAGGAGCAGCCAGTAGTTGACATCATCTCCAAGCAGATAGGCAATGCTCGCTCCTACATCACCAAGAACCTTAACCAACTCATTGGATTCGTGGAGGCTGGCAACACAGATAAGGCTGATGCCTTGCGAGCAAAGGTCAATGAGCGTGTGCAGCTCTTGATTACAGCCAAGGCTGAAATCACCGCTGATACCATCGCCAAGCTTCAGCAGGCTGGCATCACCATGGAGCAGCAGGCTTCAGCCGATGGCGAGGAGCAGCCAGAGAGTGCAGAAGAGGAGGTTACAGATGAGGGCGAAGCAGATACAGCAAGTCCTGAAGCCACTTCAGCAGAGTAGCTCGCAGGTCTTCCTGAGCCAAGGTCTTCACACCCTTGGATTGTTGGGGTGGATTCTGGAGCAGACAGGTGCAGCGCACATTGCCGTCACCACCTTCTCCACATCCGATGCCTTCCTCTGTGGAGTCATCAACCTTCGCAAGCGAGGGTTGGTTGACTCCTCAGTTTTGGTTGCTGACATTAAAGCTTCAAGCAAAACTTTAAAGCTAAGTCGCTTAATGACAGAGGCTTTTGATGAAGTTAAACTGACGCTCAACCACTCCAAGGTCATGCTCGTTGCTAACAACGAGTGGTTAGTCTCTGTGATAACATCTCAGAACCAGACCTATGGTGACCGTGCTGAGTGCACGTTCATCACGACTGACAGAGATGTTTATCTCAATCTCAATAACATGTTAAATAATTTGCTGGATGATACGACAACAATTCCCCTATCTGGAAGAGAGTGAACTTTACCTACAGACGGTCTATGACCTGGCAAAGACCATGACACCGGTCGATGAAGTGCCCATCATGATGGAACTGCCTCCCGACGAGGCCATGGCCATGCAGTTGGAGCTGCAGGAGCCGCGCTCACCCTATCGACACCGCTACCTCAAAGGTTTAGCGGAGACCGCTAACGAGTTACGCATCAATAATATAGCGCTCGCCAAGGTTGGCTCTCCTGGAGCCTACCAGTCCATCATGTCGCAACTCTCGCAGATTATGGCTAACCTCAGTTAGATATGAGTCTACCAGTCAATATTGATGACTACATGAAGTACATGCCTCTCAACGAGGATGAACTTCAGGATCTTCATCTCTCCGCTATCGTCAAGGCGAGAGTGGAGCGGCTGCGTGGCTGCTATGCCTTCTGGCTGCGCTATCCACGCTTTACCGTCAGGGAGATGGTTGATCAGGACAAGGCCATGTTCGGTGTCAGCGAGACACAGGCATACGATGATATACATCTCTGCCAAGTCATGCTCGGCAATCTCAACGCCGCCTCTAAGGAGTTCTGGCGATGGAAGGTCAATCAGGAGATAGACGAGGACCGCAAGGCTGCCAAGGCTGCCGGCGACTTCCGGGCGCTTGCCGTGATGCAGAAAAACCGCATCAAGAACAACCGCACCGATACTCCTGATGAGCCAGAGCTGGCATTCGACAAGATTGTTCCTGTTGAGTTCCGCATGACAGATGATCCGACAGTCATCGGTTTGCAGAAGATTCCAAATCTTCGTGCAAAAATCAAAAAAATGGAGAAGCGCTACTCGATGCCGGACATCGAGGATGCAGACTTCGAAGAACTTCCGCCAGATGATGACAGCAAGACCTAAGGAGTTATTTTTCAACGACGTGCAGTCGCGCGTCCTGCAGCTCATGCCTAAGACGCTGGTCTGCGAGTGGGGCCGTGGTACCGGAAAAGGTGTGGTCGAGGCTGGCCGCATCCTCTATGCCGTGCAGCACATGCCAGGTTCGTGCCTGGGCATGGTGGCGCCATCGGTCAAGCGATGCCAGACCAACATTCTCCCCTCTGCTCTGGTGCACCTGGAGGAGTGGGGTTACAAGCGTGACGTCCACTACATCGTTGGCAAAAAACCGTGGAAGGCGCTGCATTGGCAGGAACCACACTTCCAGCCTATGAACTGGGAGAATACCGTAGCCTTCTATAATGGCAGCTACCTCAATATCATCTCTCAGGACCGCAGCGGTACCTCCAACTCCCTCTCACTCGACCATGTTTTTATCGACGAGGCGAAATTCATCGACTGGGAGCAGCTTAACAATGAGACGCTCCCGGCAAACCGTGGAAACAAGCAGTTGTTCGGTGACTGCTGTCTCCACCATGGTCTGACAATTACTTCAGATACATCGGCGACCAAAAAAGGTTCCTGGTTCATGAGCTGGGAGAAGAAGCAAGACAAAGAGCTGGTGGCAACCATGGAGACAGTCCTGGTGCATCTGCACAGCATCCGCAACAAGCTGGCTGCTCACCCTGAACGATATGACTACTACATGAAGGAAGTGCAGAAGTATGAGAAGATTCTTGATTCTCTCCGCTCCTATGCACTTGTCTATTCTCGATGCTCCAGCATCCAGAACCTGGCTGTCTTGGGCGAGGACTTCATCAGACAGATGAAGCGAGACCTGCCAAAGATGACCTTCCTCACGAGCATCATGTGCCAGCATGTCGGCATCGCACAGGATGGTTTCTACTCCGGACTTGACGAGGATCGCAACTTCTATACGGCACCGAACACCAGGTTCCTCAATGACCTGCAGTATAAGTTCGACCCTAAGCACGACAAGCCGGACTGCCGCATGGATGGCGACCTGGAGGACGGTTTACCGCTGATCATCGGTTCCGATGCCAACAACAACATCAACTGTCTCGTAGTCGGGCAGGTGGGTTCCGATACCAAGCTGCGCATCGTCAACTCATTCTATGTCAAGTATGACAGAAAGTTGCCTGAGCTCGCTCAGGACTTCTGCGACTACTATAAGTATCTCAAGAACAAACGAGCCATCTTCTACTACGATGCAACCTTCGTGGGAAACTCCTATGCAACCCACAACGATAAGTTCTACCAGATTATCACCAAGGTGCTACGTAGGAATGGCTGGCTCGTTACAGAGGTCTACATCGGCAAGCCGATGAACCATCTTGAGAAGCAGTTGCTCATCGACCGCATGTTCAAGGGACATGCGCGCCACATGGTTCTCATCAATAAGGACAATAACGAGGACCTGATCATCTCCATCGAGAGTGCCGGCTGTTACAACAACGGCAAGGATAAGCGAGGAGAGAAGCTCGTGGAGACAGACGAGGACAGGCTGGAGAACCGTACCGACTTCTCCGATGCCTTCGATACCGTCTGTATAGGCGTGGATAAGTTCCCTCAGACCGTCCTCTATACGGGAGGCATGAGCAACTATTACCCTCGATAGAATATTTCGTTCTTTTTTTTATTTATTGCTTTAAGTTTTTTTTATGCTATGATTCCTTGGCTGCTTGCTCGTGAGAGTAGGCAGCCTTTTTTTCTTTCTGTGTGTGTGAGAAAGCGGTATCTCCGATGGTGAGTTTGATGCTGTTCCGTACTTTTTTTATTGCATTCTCCGCCGCCCGTCATGTGTTCCCATCCGAAATTTCCTGTGCAAAGTTAGCTGCTGGCGATTCAAACCTGTGTATGAACCTGGGTTAACAAAAGCCAAAGGTTCTTCACGTTACACTAAACCTTTACCTTTTGTCAACACAGAACCCCACACCTGTTTGCCTCTGCCAGCGCATTGTGAAGCACAGGAAAAATCGAAAGGGCACACCGGGCTTTGAACGGAATGCAATTAAAAAAAATACTCCACAGCAGGAGTGGGAAAAAATCTCTGGGCTCCCAAACATTACCAGAATACAATTTCAAACTTTATAAAATTTTTCGATATGAGACAGAACTATTTTTTTGAGTACGTTCCAAACGCTTACATCAACCTTTGCGTTGACAAGGCACAGCAGATGGCAAACAACCGCTTCGTCTACGACTTCAAGGCAGGCGACAAGAAGGCGGCACACCTCTGCGCTGAGTGGCTAGTTCGCTATCTTACAAAGCAGTATAGCAGTATCTTAGAGGACTTCGTTGTAGTTTTTGCTCCATGCAGCACACAATGGAAATATAACAAGCGATTCGGCTATCTCGCAGCCATCCTCAATGCAGCAGGCATCGCAACCGCAAATGAGCACGTGCACATCTTTGGAGAGCGCAAGCCAACCCACAACGGAGGCAGCCATTTCGTCAACGAAGACATTTATCATGTTTCGTTAGATGGCGAGTACTTCAAGGGCAAGCAGGTCATTCTTTTCGACGACCTTCTGACTAGTGGCAAGACCATCGAGGACTTCAGAAGCAAGTTAGAGGCGGCAGGTGCTTATGTGGAGAGAGAAATCTTTTTGGCTCGCACCATTCACCACGACCCAATAAGCAACAGAGGCGTGTTGCAGGAGATGGCAGAAGGCTTTTATGAGGCAGTGGCACACTCAAAGAGATGTTTTCCACAGGGTGTTAATATCAATAAGAAATCAAACAACAACTATAATAAAGTAGCGTAACATGAAGAAGTACAATGATATACTAGCAGACGAGCGACCAGAGTTCAAGGCAGCTAATTACGGATTCGATGCACTCAGTAACACCGAATTGTTATCCATGGTAATCAACAGAGGGGCAGGAACAGCCGAAAGCCTAAGCCAGGCTAGGCAACTGATGAACATGGCAGACAACAATCTCAGTAACCTTGCAAAGTTATCCATGGACGAAATGCAGGTAGTGCAGGGAATAGGCGACTGCAAGGCGTTGGCAGTACTCGCAGCTTTGGAACTAGGCAAGCGCAGGGCAGTGGAGAAGTTGGGCAGCAAGCCCGACATGGGCAGCAGTCTAGCCATATACAACTACATGCTTCCGCACATGGCAGACCTCAAGGTAGAGCAGGCACACGTCTTATTGATGAACCAAAATTTCAGACTCATCAAGAGCGTGAAACTGAGCGAGGGAGGAATAACTGAAACTTCAGTGGATATTCGTATCCTCATGAGGGAGGCAGTCTTGAGCGGTGCAACCATCATGGCATTTGTGCACAATCACCCATCAGGCAACACGCAGCCAAGCAAGGCGGACGATGTGCTGACCCAGCAGATAGCCAAGGCTTGTCAAGTCATGCGCCTCTTCTTTATGGACCATGTGATAGTAACAGATGGAGCATTCTACAGCTATCACGACAAGGGCAGACTATAGGCACCATGAGGGTGTGTCATAAGTCTATGGCGCACCCTCTTTTATGTTATTTATTGTATAATCCTAGAAGTATCGTAGCC